TTGTAGTTGTAGGAAAAGATGCTGATGGAGCTGCTCAAACAAGTGCAGCAACAACTGGACCAGATTCAACTACATTAAGCGTAGCTGGAACTTGGACAGAAGTAACAAGCATCACTGCAAGTGGATCTATTACAACAGACATTTCTGCTGGAATAACATCAGGAGCTGCAACAGGAACTATTTTTGCTGGCAGAACTAGAGTCAGAAGTATGACTGGAGTCGCTGGTGGTGGAGCAGGACGTGTTTATATTAAAAATAGTTCAGCAACATCAGGTCAAAACAGATTAATTTTAGATGTAGATAGCGGATCAACAATTGACCCATATATTGCCGATGATGGTATTCTGTGTGAAGACGGAGCATATTTTGCTTACGATGGAACTGCAGTAGTAGGATTATCTATTCAGTTTGACGGGTAAGGAGCTTAAATGGCCAACACTACTTCAGGCTCTTATGTTTTTGATAAGAACCTAGGCATTGATGAAATTATTGAAGATGCGTACGAACGTATCGGTATGCAGGGTGTTTCTGGCTATCAATTAAAAACTGCTAAACGATCTTTAAATATTTTATTTTCTGAATGGGGAAATAGAGGACTTCAATTTTGGGAAGTAAAAAATCAAAATGTTGCATTAGTAGATGGACAAGCGGTATATACTTTTTATCGTTCACCTTCTGATGGAACATCAAGTGGTATTTCAACTACATTATCTGCAGGAATAAATGCAAGTGTTGCTACAATTGGAGTTGCTTCTGTTACAGGTATGCCAACGACAGGTGGTATAATTATTATTGGAACAGAACAAATTACTTATACAGGTATTTCTTCATTAAATTTAACTGGATGTGTGAGAGGTGTTAATGGTAGCACAGCAGCTACTCATAGCACTTCGGATGCTGTATTACAGTTTCCAATTGGTATGACAGATATTCAAGAAGCAGATTACAGAGTAAAATCTACTTCAGTTGACACACCAATGACAAAGATTAGTAGATCACAGTATCAAGGTTTTTCAAATAAAACAGATAAAGGCTTACCTACTCAATATTGGGTTCAAAGATTTATAGATAAAGTTACAATGACTTTATATTTAACACCGGGTGCAGCTCAAGATGGTAATTATATTAATTTTTATTACACAAAAAGAATTGATGATGTTGGTGCTTACACAAATGCAACTGATGTACCTTATAGGTTTATTCCATGCATGATTGCAGGACTAGCTTATTATTTAGCTATTAAATATGCACCACAAAGAGTTCAAGAATTAAAACTATTATATGAAGATGAATTGTTAAGAGCAGAAGATGAAGATGGCTCTTCTAACTCTACATATATATCTCCTAAAATTTACTATCCGGGTATTGGTTAATGACTACTTTTTCACAAGGTAAATATGCTTTAGCAATTTCTGATAGATCAGGTATGGCTTTTCCATATAACGAAATGGTTAGAGAATGGAATGGTGCGTTTGTGCATATTTCAGAATACGAACCTAAACAACCACAACTAGATCCAAAACCTACAAGTGCAGATCCACAAGCATTACAAAGAGCTAGACCTGCTAGAACAGAATTTCCTACAGAAGATTTTTTAATAAATAACCCTATTACAACTGCAGCTGCTGATGCAACAGTTACTATAGCTTTTAAAAATGGTGCTATGCAAGTAAATGATTTTGTTAGATTAAGAGATGTTAAATCTCCTGTAGGTGGTGTTGCTATATCTACTTTACAGCTTTCTACAACTTTAAATGGTGCAATTACAGATTCAGCTACTACAATTACTTTAGCTGATGGGTCAGCGTTTCCAACATCAGGTTTTATAGTTATTGAAAAAGTAAATAGCACAACAGGACTTTATGAAAACGAAGTTATTGAATATACTGGTCGATCTTCAAATGATTTAACTGGATGTACTAGAGGAACAAGCGCTCCTTACAGAGGAGTTAGTCCTGTTAACACAACAGCGAATGAACATGCAACAGGAGCAAAAGTATTTGGTGCATACAAAATAGCTACACTTAATGAAACTTCTTCACCAGCAGGGTATAATGATAGCACAGGCAGTCCAGCAACTATAACTACACAAACAGGTTTTACATTTGAATTAGTTAGTAATGCTAGTAGCACAGAAACAGGGGGCGGTTTTCAGTGTACAATTGGACCGATAAATGATAGGGCTTAATTATGGCAGGAACAACATATTCAAATTTAACAACAGATATTAGAAACTACACAGAAGTAGATAGTGATGTTTTTACAACGGCCGTTATAAATAGATTTATAGAAGATGCTGAGTTTAGAATTTATCAAGAGTGTCCTATGGATTCTCAAAGATTTGTTCAAGAAGGTACGTTAGCTGCTGACGACAATACAATTAATTCACCAGCTGGAGCTTTATTTATAAGAGGTGTTGAAGTGTTTAATTCTACCGCTAATACACAAGGTAATGGAACATGGTTAGAGAAAAAAGATCAAACATATTTATCAGAGTATGTGGATAGATTAACAGGACCAGAAGGTGATCGTACAGCTCAAGATGTAACAGGTTTTCCTAAATATTATGCAATGTTTGGTGGTGCGGATAATACTACAGATACTTCATCAGGAGGAATGTATTTAGCTCCTACACCTGACGCTAATTACAAATTTAGAATATATTATAATAAAATGCCAAATGGTCTTGGATCTGGCACTGGTTTTAATAATAATACTTATTTAAGCACATACTTTCCACAGGGTCTATTATACGCATGTTTGGTAGAAGCTTTTGGATATTTAAAAGGTCCGACTGATATGTTGACATACTATGAAAATAGATATAAAAATGCAATACAACAGTTTGCAGGGATGCAACTTGGAAGACGAAGACGAGATGATTATACTGACGGAACAGTTAGGATACCAGTCAAGTCACCGTCTCCGTAATAAGGAGAAAAATTATGGCAATAACATCGGCAGTATGTAACTCATTCAAAGTAGAAGTTTTACAAGCTGAACATAACTTTACAGCATCGTCTGGAAACACTTTTAATTTAGCGTTGTACACAAGTTCAGCAACTTTAAATAAATCTACAACAGCTTACAGTTCATCAAACGAAATTACTAATACATCAGGATCTGCTTATTCTGCAAAAGGAAAAGCACTTACAAGTGTAACTCCAGCTTTATCAACTGATACAGCTTGTTGTGATTTTGCAGATGTATCGTGGACATCAGCTTCTTTTACAGCTAACGGTTGTTTAATTTTTAATGATTCACATTCTTCAGATGCAGCCGTTTGTGCAATTGCATTTGGTGGAGATAAAACAGTTTCTTCTGGAACATTTACAATACAATTTCCAACAGCAGACGCATCTAACGCAATTCTTCGTATAGCATAAGGAGGAACTCCTTATGGCATCAACCTGGGGCACTAATACTTGGGGATCCAACGAATGGGGTGACGATAATGTTACCGTTATTTTATCAGGACAATCAGCAACATCATCAGTAGGTTCTTTAGAAGCTTTTAACGAAGAAGGTTGGGGCCGACAAGAATGGGGTAATTCTGGTTGGGGAGTAGAATATGCTGTTCAACTTTCAGGACAGTCAACAACTACATCTGTTGGTTCTATTACTACAGAAATTGCAGTTCCATTAACAGGTTTATCAATTACATCAAGCCTTGGCACACCTACTTTAGATCTATTAACACTTATAACTCCAACAGGTCAACAAGCACAAACTCAACTTGGCGATTTTGATAATGCTGGAACTTTAGTTGGTTGGGGTAGAAATGGTTGGGGTGAAGAACCTTATGGAGATTCATTTAATAAACTGGTCCAACTATCAGGATTAACTGCATTAAGTTCTAGTGTTGGATCATTAACTGTCGTACCCGAAGAACTTATAGACATAACAGGAGTAAGTGCAACATCTAGTGTTGGTAGTTTAACTCTTGATATAAGTTGTACTGTTGTACCAACAGGAGTAAGTGCAACATCTAGTGTAGGAGAAATTTCTCCAACAGAAATGTCCATAGGTTTGACTGGTCAATCTGCAACAGCAACAGTTGGTGGAATAATTCTTGATGCAGTTGAAATAGGTTTAGTAGGAGTAGAAGCTACATCTAGTGTAGGTTCTATTACACCAGCAGATTCTGTAGGATTAACAGGTCAAGCTGCAACTTCTACAGTTGGTTCTTTAACTATAGAAATAGGAGTGACTTTAACTGGTGTATCTGCTACTTCTTCAACCGGCACAATAATTCCAGAAGATGTTGTAGGATTAACTGGAGTTGAGGCAGTTTCTAGTATAGGAAATGTTGCTCCATTAGGATATGGAGATGTTGATATTATTGGAAATACAAGTTATAGTAATGTTAATAAAACAAATAGCGCGAGTTATTCCGATGTTGACGTATCACACGAAACATCGTATACAGACGTAACGCACGTGGCTTAGGAGAAAAAATTATGGCTTCAACTTATACACCTCTTGGTGTTGAACTAATGGCAACTGGTGAAAACGCCGGTACATGGGGAACAAAAACAAATACTAATTTAAATATTTTTGAACAGATTTCTGGTGGCTATAAAGTACAAACTTTAAATACAGCAGGGGCTGGAGCTAATACAACAGCTTTAGCTGTATCTGATGGGTCAACAGGAGCAACTTTAGCTACAAGAGTAATTGTTTTAGGAGCAGAATCTCCAGAAACAATTTCAGGAAATAAAATTGTAACTATTCCAATTGATGTAGAAAACTTTTATTTTATAAAAAATAGCACAAGTGGTTCTTACACAGTTCAACTTAAATATGCTTCAGGATCAGGTGATTCTGTTACTTGGGCAACAACTGATAAAGGTTGGAAAATTATTTACGCAACCGCTAATGATGGTACAAATCCAGATATTGCAGAAGTTACTGTAGGTGGTTTACCAGGTGGTTCAGATACACAAGTACAATTTAATGATTCAGGTTCCTTTGGCGGAGACGCAGATTTAGTCTGGACAGCAGGAACAGGTTTAATAATTAATTCTCAGAAAGAGCTAAGATTAGCAGATAGTGATGATAGTGCATACATAGGTCAGAAAGCAGCAGGTACAACTACGTCGTATACTTTGACGTGGCCAGCAGGCGTAGCCGGAGGAAATGGGTACGTTTTAAAATCAACAACAGGTGGAGTTTTATCTTGGGAAGAACTAGCAGCGGGTGGAACTTCTTGGCAGTCAGTTAAAACAGGAAACTATACAGCATCAGCTGGTGAAGGTGTTTTCTGTAATACTACTTCAGGATCTTTTACTTTGACTCTACCATCATCACCATCAATCGGCGATGAAGTTTCGTTTATAGACTATGCAGGTACTTTTGATACTAACGCTCTAACTATTGGAAGAAATAGTGAAAAAATTAATGGAGCAACAGCAGATCTTACAGTTTCAGTTGAAAGAGCCGCAAACACTTTAGTCTACACAGACGGAACTCAGGGTTGGTTGTTAAAGGCTAAATAATCATGGCTACTTATAAAGAGACAGTTGGGACAGCAGTCGTCAACTACGCTGGTAATTATCCAGGCGCCGTAGAAGGTGAGCTATGGTATGATAGCACTAACAAAGATTTCAAATATAAATATCCAAATGTAACAGCAGCTGGTTCTTGGAGAACCATGGCTGACATAAATAATGCTAGATCAACAGGAGGTGGCGCAGGAACTACGACATCTGCTTTATATTTTTCTGGATCACCAAGTAATGAATTTACAGAAAAATGGAATGGATCATCTTGGACAGAAGTTAATGATATGAATCAAAGAAGAAATTTACTAGGAGGTGTTGGAGCTAGTAATACATCTGCATTAGCTATGGGTGGTGAAGATCCAGGTGCAAACACTGCAGAAACAGAATCTTGGAATGGAACTAATTGGACTGAAGTAAATGATTTAGGGACTGCTAGACGAGGGGGATATGGTGCAGGAGTTCAAGCTAACGCAATTTATGCAGGTGGACGTACTACGGCAGACGTAGCCATTACAGAGTCTTGGAATGGAACTAATTGGACAGAAGTTAATGACATGAACAATGCTAGAAGAAATCTTATAGGAAGTGGTCAATCATATACATCAGCTGTAGTAGCAGGTGGTAAAGATACAGCAGTTTCTGCTGCAACAGAATTATGGAATGGAACTAATTGGACTGAAGTAAACGATTTAAATGATTCTAGAGAGAATGTTACTGTTACGAGTTTAGATACCAGCAATTCTTTAGCAGCAGGTGGAGAATCACCAGGTGTAACTGCTAACACAGAATTATGGAATGGAACTAATTGGGCTGAACAAAATAATTTAAACACAGCTAGATATGGTTCGGGTGGTGTTGGATCTAACTCTGGTGCACTACAGTTTGGTGGATACTCAACAACCTTTTTAGCATCAACAGAAGAATGGACAGGTGCAGGTGCCGCAATTGGTGCTTGGGCTACAGGTGGAAATTTAAATACTGCTAGAGATGCAGTACAAGGTGCTGGACGTACT